CACACGGTGCACGATGCCGTGCTCCTGGCGTCGCAGGCGCAGCAGCGGATGCTGCACATGCTCGATCACCCGGACCTGCGGCGGCGGGTGAAGCGCAAGTGGATGGGCACCGGTCAGCAGATGATCGAGATGCGCAACGGCGGGATCATCTGGTATCGGACCCGCACCGGCGGCGGCGGTCGCGGCGTCGACGACATCGACCGCCTGGTCATCGACGAGGCGCAGCACGCGACCGAGGAGCATCTCGCCGCGGTCGCCCCGACGATGCTGGCGAACAAGAACCCGCAGCTCAACGCGATGGGTACCTCGGCGTTGGAGGGTCGTTCCGACTGGTGGTGGGGTGTCCGCAAGCGTGCCCTTGGCGGAGACCCGGGGTCGTTCGGCTACGTCGGGCACACCGCTGAGGTCGTCCGTCTGGAGGACGACGGTCGCGTTGTTCAGGAGCCGGTGGACGTCTCCGACCGGAAGATGTGGTTGATCTCCAACCCCGCCATCACGGCGGGCCGCGATCAGGTGCTTGCCGGGCTCGAGGAGGAGTTCCGCAACCTGTCCCCGGAGTCGTTCGCTGCGGAGCACCTCGGGGTGTGGGCTCCACCGCCGTCGGAACGTGCCGCCGCAAAGCTGCCCGCCGAGCAGTGGCGGGACTCCATCGGCGCAGACAAGGCGACCGTGGCCGGTGAGATCACGTTCGCTTTCGACGTGTCCGTGGGTTACTCGTGGGCGTCAATCGTCGCCGGTAAGGGCACCATCGCCGAGCCGTACGTCGATCTGATCGAACACCGCCAAGGTGTCGGCTGGTTGCCAGAGCGCATCGTCGCACTGGTCGAGAAGTGGAAGCCGACCGCTGTCGGCGTGAATGGCGCCGGGCCGGCCGGTGCGCAGGTGGCGCAGGTACTGCAGGCGTTGCGCGACGCCGGGCACCCGGACGAGCTCCTGCGGCTGCTGAACGGCGTGGAGTACAAGCAGGCGTGCGGCGGGTTCTACACCGATGTCGTTGAGGGCCGGTTGAAGCGGCCGCATGGTCAGCAGGCGTTGGACCTGGCCGGCGAGGACGCTGCGGAGCGGCCGTTGGGTGACGCGTGGGCGTGGGATCTGCGGTCGGCGACGGTGCCGATCAGTCCGCTGGTCGCAGCGACGATCGCTCGAGCGTTGCTGCCAACCGAGGCCGAGGTCGTCGTCGACGTCGCCGCGAACGTCTGGTGAACAGCGGGAGGTGGTTGCGATGAAGACGACCCTCCTCGAGCTCGTCGCTTTCGGGCTCATCGCCTACGGGTTCTGGGTGGCGTGGGAGCCGCTCGGCTACATCGTCGGCGGGGCCCTTCTCGCGTTGGTCGCGGTGCTTCTCGACCGGAGCGCGACCCCGTGAGCCTGTTGCGCAACCTGGAGCGCCGCGATCTGACTGCACACGGCTTCGATGACCCGTCGCGGATCCCCACGAACGGTGAAGCCATGTACTCGCCGGTGTTGGCGTCCGGTCAGGGTGCGTTGCGGCACTGGGCGGTGTGGGCGTGCGCCCGAGTCGTCGCTGATGCCGTGTCGACCCTGCCGGTCGATCTGCTGCAGGGGTCGGGGTCGTCGGCGACGCCGGTCGATCCGTTGCCCATGATGTTGCAGCGCCCGTCGGCGCATCTGGACCGGGTCGACTGGCTGTCGCAGGTGCTGGTGTCTCTCCTGACGACCGGCAACGCCTACGGCCTCATCGCCTCCCGGGACCGGTTGGAGTATCCGACGCAGATCAATCTGGTGCCGCCGGGGACGATCACCGCCGAGATCGACCGGGAGACGGGCCGCAAGGTCTACAAGGGGACCAACGGGCGCACGTACCCCGACGAGCAGGTGTGGCACCGCACCGGCCTGATGTGGCCCGGTGACGTCGTCGGCCTGGACCCGGTGACGTACTTCGTCCGCACGATCACCCTCGGCCTCGAGGCCGAACGCTACGGGGCCGACTACTACCAGAATGGCGCGCATCCGACCGCGGTCGCCTCCACTGACAACGAGATCACCCAAGAGCAGGCGGAAACGATCAAGGGCCGAATCAAGCAGGCGACCGCCCGTCGCGACATTGCCGTCCTCGGCGCCGGCTTGAAGCTCGATCGGTGGCAGGGATCGCCGAACGACGCCCAGCTCGGCGAGACGATCCGCATGAACGCCGCGATGGTGTGCGCCATCTACGGGGTGCCGCCGGAGAAGATCGGCGTGTCGATGGGCGACAGCTCGTCGGTCACCTACGCGAACCGTGAGCAGCGAGCCCAGGACTTCCTGAACGACGCCGTGAACCCGTGGCTGGTCCGCATGGAGCGGTCGATGTCGGACTGGTTCCCCCGCGGGAAGTTCGTCAAGTTCAACACCGGCGGCTTCCTCAAGTCCGACCTGAAGACCCGCTACGAGGCCTACGCCATTGCCACCGGCAACAAGCCGTGGATGCTGCCGTCCGAGGCCCGTGCGTTCGAGAACTGGCAGCCGGTCGCCGGCATCGACGACGAGCCGACACCACCCCCTGCCTCTCCCCCTGGAGGTACCCCATGATGACTGCGACCCGCAAGGCTGACCGCCTGCTCGGGGCGCCCGAGCGCCGCGCCTTCAAGTGCGAGCAGTTCGAGTTCCGGGCCACCGGCGACGCCACCGCGACGCTCACCGGGTACGCCTCGGTGTTCGACAAGGGCTACGAGATGTACGGCGGCCCCGACAAGGGCGGCTGGACCGAGATCGTCGACAAGCGTGCGTTCGACGAGACGCTGAAGCGCAAGCCCGACCTTCACCTCCTCATCAACCACGAGGGGATGCCGCTCGCCCGCACCAAGTCCGGGACCCTGCAGCTCTCCACCGACTCCGTCGGCCTCAAGGTCGAAGCCGACCTGAACCGTGCCGACCCGGACGTGCAGCGCCTCGAAGTCAAGATGAGCCGCGGTGACATGGACGAGATGTCGTTCGCGTTCCGCACCGTCCGCCAGGAGTGGAACGACACCGAGTCCGAACGCCGCCTCCTCGAGCTCAACCTCGACAAGGGCGACGTGTCCGTCGTGAACTTCGGCGCCAACCCGCACACCTCTGCCGGTGTGCGCTCCGCTCTCGCAGCCATCTCCGAGGGTGACCTCGCTGAGCTGCGCAGCATCGACCCCGCCGACATCCAGTCGGCCTACGAGATCCTCGGCCAGCTCCTCACCGGCGACACCGCCGACGAGCCGACCGAACCCAAGCAGGGCATGTCCGTCGCTCAGGCGCGACGTCTTCTGCTGCTCACCGCCTAACCGGCCGGAGCACCCCTCCCGGGCCGCGTCACCCCATCGGGGCCGGCGCACCCATCGAACGGGGCCGCGTCCACCAACGCAGGCACAACCCCCATTCACCGGCGCGTCGCCACTCCCGGTTCGACGCGCCCCGGAACCCCAGGAGGGTCCGAATGTCCACCGCATCCGAGATGTTGACGCGTCTCATCGCCAAGCAGAACGAGGCCGAGGAGGCCCGTGCTGACCTCGACTCGAAGCGTGCCGCCATCGTGCAGCTCGCCGACGACGAGGGCCGCTCCGACCTGAACCCCGACGAGGACAGCGAGTTCCAGGCGCACACCGCCTCGATCCGTGCCCTCGACGAGGACATCAAGGCCCGCGCCGAGCGGATCACCGAGCTGTCCGAGGAGGACAAGCGCTCCAGTGACGCTGCGCTCGCCTTCCGTCAGGCCGAGATGGTCTCGAGTCGCGTCAAGGTCAACAGCGAGGCCCGCACCTACGAGCAGGGCAACGGCCGCTCGTACTTCGCCGACCTCGCCACCTCGACCATCAACCAGGACATCGACGCCCGTCAGCGCCTCGAGCGTCACGCCGCTGAAGTCCGGATGGACCCGGAGTACCGGGACCTGATCCGCACCGACGGCAACGGCGGCTACTTCGTGCCGCCGCTGTGGCTCTCCGACTACGTGGAGCTCGCACGGGCCGGTCGGCCCACCGCGAACCTCGTGACGAACCTGCCGCTGCCCCCCGGCACCGACAGCATCAACGTCCCGAAGATCTCCACCGGCACCGCCACCGCCATCCAGGTCGGCGACGGCTCCGCCCCCCAGGAGACCGATCTGGCGGACACCAGCGTCGCCTGTGGCGTCAAGACCATCGCCGGCCAGCAGGACATGTCGATCCAGCTGTTCGAGCAGTCCCCGTTCAACTTCGACCAGATCGTCATGGCCGACCTCGCGGCGGACTACGCGACGAAGGTCGACGTGCAGGTGCTGTCGGGGTCGAACGCAAACGGCCAGGTGAAGGGCATCTACGGCGCCAGCGGCGTCAACGCCGTCACGTGGACGGACACGACGCCGACGGTGAGCGAGCTTTACAGCAAGCTCGCCGACGGCATCCAGAAGATCCACACGAACCGGTTCCAGCCCCCGACGGTCATCGTCATGCACCCCCGCCGTTGGGCGTGGATGCTGGCCGCGGTCGACTCGCAGGGCCGCCCGCTCGTCGTGCCTAACGGTCAGGGCCCGACGAACGCCATCGCGGCGTTCGGCACGGTCGGATCGGAGCAGGTCGTCGGATCCCTCCAGGGTCTGCCGGTCGTGACCGACCCGTCGATCCCAATTACAGATGGATCGGGTACCAACGAAGATACCATCATCGTGATGCGGGCGCAGGACTGCATCCTGTACGAGTCCTCGCTGCGGACCCGGGTGCTGCCCGAGGTGCTGTCCGGGACGATGCAGGTGAGGGTCCAGGTCTACGGCTACTTGGCGTTCACCGCAGAACGCCAGCCCAAGAGCTTGACGATCCTCTCCGGATCTGGATTTGCTACGCCGAGCTTCTGACGCTCAGCGGTAAAATCCTGACGCTCCTTCTGATAGTCTGGGGGGCGTGAACGCCCCCCAGACGTCAGAGGCACAGTCGCAGTTCTGCGGCTCATGCAAGCAAGACCTTCCGCTCGAATCCTTCTCGCCGGGCAACCGCGGCAAGCGTGGCTCCTGGTGCCGGGGGTGCTTCCGGGAGTACAACGCTGGCCGCCGGCCACACGTCCTGCACGAGCCGATCCCGTGCGACTACTGCGGGACAGAGTTCACGCCGAAGCAGGTCAAGCCGGGCCAGCGGCGGTACTGCTCGAACGCTTGCAAGACCTCCGCCGGGTACTGGCGGAAGAGGCCCCGTGAGGAACGGGAGTGTCCGATCTGCGGCACGGATATGACCGACCGACGCCGCGACATCAAATGGTGCTCGGACAAGTGCGCAAATGAAGCAGCTCGCCGCGACGGGCGACTGAAGGCAAGAACGCGCCGAGCACTACTCGCCCGGTACGGGCTCACGCAGGAGACGTACGACTCGCTGCTCGCCGAGCAGGGCGGCGGCTGCGCCATCTGTGGATCACCGGACCCGAAGACGCACCACGGCAAGTGGCAGATCGATCACGACCATTCATGTTGCTCGACGGGTGCCAAGCGGACATGCGGCCAGTGCGTCCGCGGGTTGCTCTGTCAGCAGTGCAACCTCGGCCTCGGCCACTTCGAGGACAACGCAGAGCGACTCGAAGCGGCTGCCAGGTACCTGCGAAATCCGTAGCCCCACGTGCGCCTCCTGGGGCGGTCGGGGGGTTGACGCCCCCCAAACCAAGGAGCTGCCGTGTCCGATTCCTGTTCTTCCTGCCGGTTCAGCGCACCCGCTGACGACCGGCTGCCTGCGTCACTCGAGTGCCGCAGGAACCCACCCGTCGGCGGCGGTCGCCGCCACATGGCGGAGTGGCCGCTGACGTCAGCGGACGCTTGGTGTGGCGAGTTCGAGTCCAGGCCCGCAACGCGGGCGCCGGCGAAGAAGCGTCCTGCTGCGGGTGACGTCGAGACGCGCAGTGAACAGGGCTGAACGCCGCGCTGCGAGCCGGTCCGGTTCGCCGGCACCGGTGACAGTGCCGAAGGTCGTCATCGGGGTCATCCACCCCGGTGAGGTGTCCATGGCCTGCATGGTCTCGATCATGCGAGCCAAGGACCACATGCTGCCCTACGGGATGCTGCCCGGGTTCCTCGAGCGACGAGCTCGGTCGCAGAACGTGTTCAAGGCCCGCAACGACATCGTGTCGGCGTTCCTGTCGACGGACTGCGACTACCTGTTCTGCGTGGACGCCGACATGGGCATCCCGGAGAACGCGATCGAGCGGCTGATCTCCGTGGCGCACACCGAGGAGCGACCGATCGTCGCCGGCCTGTGCTTCGGTCAGGCCGACATCGGGTTCAACGAGGCCGACTACTCGTCGACGTTCGCGGTGTTCCCCACGATCTACGCCTGGAACGTCGACGAGGACGGCGACGTCGAGTCGTGGGCGACGATCGGCGACTACCCGCGAGACACGTTGTGTCAGATCGACGGCACCGGCGGTGCCTGCGTGATGATCCACCGGGGCGTGCTGGAGAAGATGCGCGCCGAGTTCGGTGACCACTGGTTCACGCCGATGCCGCACCCGAGGACGGGCGGCCCGTTCGGGGAGGACACCTCGTTCTTTCTCCGGTGCCGTGAGCTCGGCGTGCTGGTCCACATGGACACGTCGGTGAAGACGTCGCACGACAAGGGCGGCGTGTTCCTCACCGAGGAGTTGTGGGACCTGCAGCAGGCCCTCGCCACCTGACCTAGTCGGGTCCTCGACGGCGGTACGGCAGCGCCGTCGAGGACCCTCCTGCCGTACTCCTGCCGTGGAGGCCATGTGTTGGACTACGCCGCCTTGCGCGGTCAGATCGTCGGCGCCCTATCGGTCGCCGAATGCCAGACGCTCGCCAGGGTCGCAGCGTCGACCACGGCGAGCAGAGCGCTCGAGGTGGGCCACTACCTCGGGTTGTCGACAGCGGTGCTCCTCGACGCCCTCCCGGCCGACTGCGAGCTCGTCACCATCGACCACCACCAGGGCGACATGTGGGCGCCGGCGGTGCCGGAATCGGACTTCCTCGGCAACGTGTCGTCGTTCGTCGGTGACCGCGAGTTCGTGGCGATCAACGACGACATGGTCTCAGCGTTGCCGAACCTCTCCGCCGGCTTCGGGTTCGTGTTCTACGACGCCGATCACACCGCCAGCTCCGTGGCAGCCTTCTGGGACCACGCCGCTGGGTTGCTCGACGAGCGTTGCACGCTGGTGTTCGATGATGCCGACTGGGCGGAGCAGTCGACGCTGCGAGGTCTCGCCGAGGCCGACGGTTTCACGGTCGTCACGTCGGAGCCGTTCTGGCGGGGTGACGGCGACAAGCACGACCCGGAGACGTACACGCTCGAGGTGATGGAGCGTGACTGACGTCCGCCTCGGCCCTGACGCTGCCCGCTACTGGCTCGCCGGGCAGGGCGCCCGGGTGTGTGCCCCGTTCAATCTGCGCTGGCTGCTGCCAGCGGTGTGCCGCAACGAGGTGCGGCGCTGGTGGATCGTCTGGTTCGCCAGCTGGCCCCTGCTCGCCGCTGGGGCCGTGTTCTGGGCTCACGCCATGGGTGCCGACTGGTGGGCCGCTCTCGCCGCTGCGGCGTTCCTGGTGGCGCTCCCGGGGGTCTGGGGGCCGGTCAGCGTCCGTCCCGTCGGTGTGGATCTGCCGGCGATGGCGTTGTCGATCTGGGCGGCCGGGTTCTGGGTTCACGGGTGGTGGGGTCCGGCGCTGGTCGCTCTCGCTCTCGCCACCTACGTCAAGGAAGTGTCGCCGATCTGGGTGGCGTTGTGGGCGTGGGCGTTGTGGCCGCTCGCCGCGCTGGTCATCCCGCTGGTCACGTGGTTCGTCATCCGTCCTCAGCTCGACGAGGTCACGAAGTCGAACCCGACGCTGCTGCGGGTGCATGAGCACCCGATCCGTTCGTCGCTCGAACATCACCGGGGTCAGTGGCGTAATGCCTGGTTCATGGTCGCCCCGTGGGGCGTGTGTCTCGCAGCTCTGTACCGACCGTCGGTACAGGTGATCGTCGCTCTCGTGTTCGCCTACGGGCTGCTGTTGGTCGTCACGGACACGGTGCGCATCTACCAGTGCGCAGCGGGACCGGTGGTGGCGTTGGCCGCGGCGCAGGTGATCCCACCGCAGTGGTTGCTGTTGGCCGTGGCCGTCCACGTCGTGTGGTGGCGAGATCAGGTGGTGACCGGGTGAACGCGGTGATTGGGATCGCCATCGCCTGGGCCGTCCTGCGCATCCTGGCCTGGGTGGTCCTCGCTGAGTGTCCGCGACACGTTCAGAAGGCGAGCATGATGACGCGCAAGTGCCAGCGTTCGTGGTGGCACCGTGGCGAACATCGAGCCACGACGGAACAGGGCGCCGGGATCGCTTGGGGCCGAGAGTGCGACGGGCACTGGTACTGGCAGCGACGATGACCACCCTCGCGGTCGTCATCCCGACCACCGGCCGGGACACACTCGAGCGGGCCGTCCAGTCCGCGAAGGCGTGCGCCGATCAGGTCATCGTCGTCGCCGACGGATGCCCCGACATTCCTGCCGACCTCCACGTCAACTGCGGCGCCCCCGGCCTCGCTCGCAACGCTGCTGCCCTGCACATCTGGACCGACTGGGTCGGGTTCCTCGACGACGACGACGTCCTCGTCCCCGACGTCTATCGGGCCGCCATCGAAGAGCACGCCGATGCCGCCGACCTGATCGTTCAGCGCATGTCGCACCCCGAGCTGGGGTTCATTCCCAGGTTGGGGATGGAGGTCGAGTTGTTCCACGGCAATGTCGGCATCTCGTTCGCCCTGCGGGCGTCGCTGTTCCGTGACCACCCATTCATTGCCGGTCCGCCGCTCACGATGCGCGGCGAGGACTACGAGCTGATCCGCCGGCTGCGCGACCAGGACCGACGTGTCGTCGTGTCCGGTGCCGTCGGCTACGTCGTCAACCCCCAGGAGGTGCCCGCATGACGATCGTCAATGGCTACCTCACTCAGACCGAGGCGCTGGCCTACGTCAAGGCCGCCGACACGTCGTCGGAGTTCGTCGAGGACTGCGTCAACACGGCGTCCCGTTGGATCGACCAGCACTGCTCCCGGCACTTCTACCAGGACGGCACCGTCGGAACCCCCGTTGCTCGCACCTTCCAAGTCGACGACCTGCGCTGCCTCCGGTTCGGACCACACAACGACCTGACGTCGATCTCCACGCTCAAGACCGACAGCACCGGCGACGGCACCTACGAGACGACCATCTCCGCCAGCTCCTACGAACTCGGCCCGTTGAACGCCGCGGCCCGCAACGAGCCCTACCTGACGCTTCGCCTGTTCGCCGGGACCGAGTTCCCCACCTCAACGACCGGCCGGTCCGATCTGATCCAGGTGACCGGCGTGTGGGGCTGGCCCGCGGTACCGCCGCAGGTGAAGTCGGCGTGTCGGATCCTCGTCGCCGAGATGGTCAAGCTGCAGGACGCTCCCCTCGGTTTCGCCGGCGGCATGGAGATGGGCACCGCCTACGTCGGCTCAATGGCCGTCAAGAAGGCGCAGATGATGTTGGCGCCGCTACGGCACCCGGACGGGTTCGGCATCGCGTGAGCGCCACCATCGCCCAGATCAGAGACGGTCTGGCGGACATCCTCTCGACGGGCACACCGCGCGACGTGTCGACGGAACGGCACCTCGTCGACACGATCACCGCTCCGGCCGTCGTCGTCGGATCCATCTTCCTCGACCCCGCCACGTTCGACGGGTCGTCCCGGTTCACGGTCGAGGTTCACGCCGTGGCGTCTCGCTCGAGCGTCACGCAGCTCGACGTGGTCGACCAGCTCATCGACCCGGCCAACGACGAGTCGATCTACGCGGTGATCGAAGCGAACCCGACGCTCGCTGGTGTCGTGTCGTCGATCGTTCCGCAGTCCGCCGGTAGCTACCGGGAGCTGCCACTCGACGCCGGCTACTACGCCGCGACCGTCCGATGCGAGGGGTACACCTGATGGGCACGTCACGCAGCGGAGCCGAACTCGCCGCCAAGCTCGACAAGGCGGCCCGGCTCATCGACCGGGACCTGTACCCGACCGCTCAGAGCATCGGCGCGGTCCTGTCCGCGACCGCGCTCGCTGGTGCACGCGAAGCCACCGGCGGAGACCTCAAGTTCTCCGGTGCGGAACGCAAGGGGCGCCGCAACCGGCCCATCGGTGTGACGACTCGCAAGGAGTCGGACTCGTCGGTGATGGTGAAGGCGACCGGCCCGATGCACTGGCTCGAGGCCGGCGTCCAGCCGCACCCGATCATCCCGGGCACCTCGAAGAAGTCCCGGGGTCTGAGCGGAGCGAACCTCGACGGTGGCGAAGGGCCGGTGCTGCCCGCTGCGCTGGCCCGAGGGTCGGCGCGTGGCAAGGCCAAGGGGAAGTTGATGATCTGGGACGGCGGACGCCGGGCGGCGTTCAGCGTCGAGCGGGGCGGTGGTTCACCGGAGCGCAAGACGTGGTCGACGGCCGTCGAAGCAACGGAACGGGTCGCCCCGTCGATCGCCCGCCGACAGATGGCCGCGAACCTGTTCCAGGTGTTCGCCTGATGCCGAGAGCGTTGGTCGTCTGCCCCGGCCCCGAGTTCTCTGTGGCGGACGTCTACCACGGGTGGATCAAGGGGCTGCAGCTCAACGGCTACGACGTCATGCCGTACAACCTCGGCGACCGGCTCACCTGGGCGCACCACGCGTACCTAAAGGCGCACGACGGGGAGTTCCACAAGGCGTTCCCCGAGCTCGACGACGTCGCCGGGTTCGGTGTGTCGGGCATCTCGAAGGCCGCCTACTACTGGTGGCCGGAGCTGGTCGTGTTCATCTCCGGGTTCTTCATCGACCCGGAGCTCGTCCAGGTCATGCAGGCCCGCAACTGCAAGGTCGTGTGCGTCTTCACCGAGTCGCCCTACGAGGACACCCGGCAGCTGGCAATCGCCGACACGTTCGACGCCGTCATGGTCAACGACCCGGTCCGCCTCGACGCCTACACGGCGCGCACGACGGCGCTGTACTCGCCGCACTGCTACGACCCCGACATCCACCACCCGGGTCCGTCGGACCACAAGTCCGACGTGGCGTTTGTCGGCACCGGGTACCCGTCCCGGCAGGCGTTCATGGAGCGCGTCGACTGGACCGGCATCGACCTGGCCCTCGCCGGGAACTGGGAGCACGCCTCCGAGTCGTTGCAGGCGCATGTCATCCACGACGTGAAGAACTGCATCGACAACACCGACACCGCCGCCATCTACCGGGGCACCAAGGCGAGCTTCTCGCTGAACCGTGCCGAGACGAACGGTGACCTGCTCGACACCGCCGACGGCTGGGCCATCGGCCCCCGCGAGGTGGAGTTGGCGGCGTGCGGGACGTGGTTCCCACGCCAGTCCCGTGGGGAGTCCGACGAGCTGTTCGGCGGGATCCTCCCCACCTATTCGTCGCCCGAGGAACTGGGTGACCTTCTCCGGTGGGGGCTCGCCCACCCGGAGGAGACCAAGTCGGCCGCTGAGGCGGCGCGGGCGGCGATCGAGGATCGCACGTTCGACAAGAACGCCCGGGAGCTCGTTCGGGCTCTCGGGTTGTGACAGCAAACCCCACTACTTCAAGGAGGCCCTAGTGGCTACCCCCATCGCTGGCCGTCAGGGCCGGCTGTACGCAGACAACAGCTCGGCGGGCTCCGGTGCCGCCGTGCCGATGCTCAACCTGAACTCGTGGTCGCTGAACCGCACCACCGACAAGATCGAGGTCACGTCGTTCGGCGACACCTCGAAGGCGTACGTGGTGTCGCTGCCCGACGCACAGGGTGACCTGGCCGGCTTCTGGGACACCGACGGCGGCCAGTACAAGCTGTCCGCCGCGATCGACGGTGGACGCAAGTTCTACCTGTACCCGACGACGGCCGACACCAGCAAGTACTGGTTCGGCAAGGCGCACTTCGACATCTCGGTCAACGCGACCGTGTCCGGTGCCGTCGAGGTCTCGGGCGCCTGGGCGATCGCCGCGTCGCTGCTCGACAACGGCATCACCGCCTGATGCCGTTCGCAGTGAACACACCCGGAGGGCAGGTCCGGCTCATGGACCTGCCCTTCACGGCCTTCGAGATCATCGAAGCAGAGACCGGTCTCGACTGGTCCGACGTCGTCCTGGGCCCGGCCCGCACCGCGAAGGCCGCCCAAGTGGTGTACCGGGTGGCCTGCGAGTCGAACGGATCAACCCCGGTCGCCGATCTGTCGCCCGCCATGCTGGTCGGTGACTCTCCAATCTTCGAGATCGTCTCCGACGATCAGCCGGTGTCGCACGATCCGAACACGGGCCTCCCAAATTCGGAGGGCGCACAGCCGACGAGTGGGTCGTCTGGTGCGCCTGGCGATTCGGATGGCCCCCAGACGTGACCCTCGCTCAGTCGCCGCGGAACCTGCGGCTGCTGAACGACGCGGACCAGATGCGACCCCGGAAGTGAGGTGACGCGCCGTGGCACTCCTTGAGCGCTTGCAGATCCTCATCGACGCCGACGGCAAGGGCGCGGTCCGGGAGTTCCAGAAGGTCGGCGCCACCGCCGACCGGGAACTGTCGAGGGTCG